TAGCTGCTATGAACTCCATTTTGGCTCACTTCTTTCTTCAAAAATCACGATATCAAAATCAAACTTTCCTGTCCATAATACAGCCTGTCTTCCAGGCTGTATCTTCCGGAAAAATTCCTTTCCTTTCTGACGGTTATGAAAAGCATCTTCTTTTTCTCCATTACGCAATACCTTTTGAATGGTCTTGCTCCTGCTGTCTATTTCAAGATATTCTCCCTCTTCCAATATAATATTGACAAGATAGGTATTCCCACCGATTGAAATCTGCGGGTTCGCTACTGGTCCGTAGATGATCATCTTAAAATTGGCATTCCAGAAATGAGGGTTATTGATATAACTTCCCCCTATTCCATTCGCATACCGATACGGATACTTTCCTTTGTATCTTTTGTTCTTTTCTGATGTTACATCATAACTTCTAAACGCATGGATTTCTTCCCTAATCCAAAACGGATGAGGAACATACACTTTATTCACGACCTGTACGGCTCTGACCCGGTTATCTCTTCCTCCTGATTCCCGACCAATAATATAGCATTCCACATAGTAATCATTCAGATATAATCTTCCGGGTGTCCTGTTCAGCACGTCTCTTTCTGTCAGCTCAAATAGCTGGTTTGCATTGTCCGCACGCTCTTCTTTACTTCCAAGAAAATCTACTGTCATTTTGTAGGATATCGCATCCTTTTTTAACTTTTCAACACTCCGCCCTATATCCTGCTTTGTATCTTCCACATCCCAGTCAGAATCGTAAAAGCCTGCTGTCCTGATCCTTGTTCTGATATTCGCCTGGCTCAGACAGATTTCTTCTTTTGAACTGCCACATACATATTTAAGCACTAAATACCACACCCCAATCTGATAATGTTCTTGTTACATCCCTTTCACCAAGATATACCTTGAACTGAATTTCTTTTGCTACTTCAGCAACCATTCTCTGTATCATCCGGTACGGTTCTGCTCCTGATCCTTCCTTGATCACCCCAAGGCTCATGGATGTATCGCTGTAGTCCACTGCATTCTGAACTGCTTCCTGTGGAAGATCTGCATTTTCAGTCACTCCATTTGCAAGCCCCTGCATGGTATAACGTCCCATTCTATAAAATACTCTTGACGGAGAACGAATCTCCAGTTTCTTATTTGCTGCATCAATCGCTGCCTTTGCAACTTCTTCTGCTGCGGAAATAACTTCTGATTTCCCAGAACGTATCCCTTTGGCCAGTCCGCTGGACAGATAAGCACCACTGGTCTTCGTCTTCGATTCAGAGCATTCATTTGTGAATTGTAAAATGGCTGACTTTGCTACATCTTTAGCAGCATTTGATACTTCGGTCTTCTTCTCCTTCATTCCATTGATCAGACCCCGATCCACATTCTTTCCTGACTCTTTCGTCTTCTTTGATGGTGACTGGCATCCAAGACCATTGTTCACAGATTCCACGGTCTTTACACCGAGATCTCTCCCTGCTGTTTCTGCTTCCTTCTGTGCATTTTGCATTCCCTGCACAAGCCCGGTCACTGTATTCGCACCGCTCTTCTGCATCACCTCGGTCAGACCGTCCATTCCTCCAGCTATATTAGCGGCTCCGGAAGTAAGGAGCTGCTGCCCCCAACTGTCTGTCATACCCTGGATATCTACGCTCTGACTCCACAGCTCATTTGCTTTTGCAAGCTCTTCATCTGTCATGTTATTAAATGCCGCTACATAAGTAGATCCCTGCGGTCCCATTTCTGCCAGTTTCTGAAGGATTCCCTGGTTGATTCCCTTGTCCGCAAGTGCCGACAGATTCTGTTCCCAGGCGGATACCCCGTCAACCTGACTCTGCATATTAGCCAGCAGTTTCTGCGTAGATATCTCTGTTCCTCCGTCAAATTCTTCAAACAGATCCATCTGTGATTCTAAGGCACTCTGCACACTTTCCTGCATAGCCAGCACCCCATTTGTTACAGTGACCGCCATTTCCTGCTGTGCAGTTGTCAGACTGTTATAGGCTTGCTGTTCCTGCCCCAAAACCTCAATACTGACTGCTGATGCCTCCTGCTTTTCGCTGTCAGCTGCTACGTTGTTCTTCTTTGCTTCAGTGTTCTGATTGGTTGCTTCAGTATTGTTCTGCGTTCCCTCTGTCAAAGCCTGCGTATAATCATATACACTCTGGTACTTTTCATTTGCTTCATCATATTTGCTGTTCAATTCATCTAAGGCTTCTGTCTGCTTCTCCTTTGATTTTAACAGTTTTGCCTCTTCTTCATCAATTAACTGGATATTCTCCTGAGCGGTCATCATTTCGCCGTTATACTCTATATAGGCAACTGTGCCGTCCCTTGTGGCTTTTTCACTTTCTTTTCCTATCTTTTTCCGCTGCTCTTCGATCCCGTTCAGTTTTTCTTCTATCTCCTGCAGGTTCTGCTGTGCCTCATATCGTGCAAGATCAGCTTCAACAAGATCTTTGGAGATTTCTGCCATCTTTTCCTGTGCCGCTGCCGCTTTGGATAGCTGGACTGCTGCCTGGATCGACTGTCTGGTCTGCTGCTCATTCTTATTCAGTTCACCGGTATTTTCATTGATGGATAATGACAGATTTGGGAACATTGTGTTCAACTGCGAAACGAGGGAACTCATTTTTGCGATCTGTGCATCTGTCTTTCCGCTTTGCCCCTCCAATGAATACAGTTCTGTCACCAGCTTTGAAGCTACCCCTTGCTGGCTTTCCATTTCTTTTGCCGAATCCCCCCAGCTCTTGGCTGAATCATCCAGTTTCTTCGTAACTTTATCAATCTGTTCAACATTCTTCTCTGTTGCTTCGGTCAGTTTCTCAGTTTCTTCCGTTGTCTCTTCAACACTGTTAGCATAAATAGCCAGTGCCCCCACTGCTGCAGTCGCTCCTACCGCAAGGATGGCAAGTGGATTTGCTGACACTACTGCATTAAATACTCCCTGGGCAACTGTAGCTGCTTCTGTTGCTACTGTGTGGGCTGTTGTAGCAACTGTTCCGGCTATTGTAGCTGCGGTCCCCTCTGTCTTCGCCACTGTTCCACTTTCTGCTGCCACTGCATTTGCAACTTCCGCTACAGTATTTGCTTCTGTTGCCACAGTAGCAGCTGTATCTGCGGCCGTTTCCGCTGTCACTGCTGTCGTGTGAGTCAACAGCTTTTTAGTAACTCCTGCTACTGCAGTTCCAATTCCCTTCAAGTGTCCTGCCACTTTCTCAACCTTGTATGTAGTATAAGCAGTCCCAAATGCAACTACCGCCACCGAAAGTAGTTTAGTATGCCTGGTCGCAAGTTCCAATCCTCCCTTAACTCCCGGCAGGAAAGTTTTCAGAATCGGGGCTGCCACTTCATCCTGAAATGTCCGCCCCAGCACCTTGTACTGATTCGATACGCTGTCATATTTAATCTTTTTGACACTCTCCATTGTTCCCTGCACATCTTGATATGCAGTATTCACCTTATTCAGAGAAGTGATTACTTTCATGGAATTATCTTCGCCAAGTGAACTCCATACATTGCTCGCCAATGTCAGTGCCTGCTGCTGGTTCTCCATACTGGACAGATCTTCAATAACAGACTGGAATACCTGCTTTGTCGTAGCTCCTCCGTCATGCCACTGTTTAACCAACTCCTGCGTTCTGGTTGAAAATGCACTCAGATTATCATCAATTCTTCCATCTGCAAGACTGTTACCAAACTCTTTCACATAGTCGTTCACCTTATCAAGGTTATACGCACCGGATTCCAGTCCGTTTTCAAGAATAGCAAACATTTCTTCTGCCGAAAATCCATTCTGTGCCCATAATGGAGCATACTCAGCCAGGTTATCTGCCAGTTCTCCTGACTTGTTCAATCCTTTCTGTGCACCTTTTGCCATCAGGTCAAAAGCTTTTTCAGATGAAATTCCCATCGTAGTCACCATTGCATCTGCACCACGGATGGATTCACTCAGATCCATCCCAAAGACATCTTCCAATGCCATCCCATTTTCAGCAAGCTCTTTTATTTTCGAAGGCTCAGTTTCATTCGTATACTGTTTGACCAGTGCCATTGCATCTGCAGCATCACTAATGGCATCTCCATAACCATTTTTATACAGATTCCTCATCTCATCAGAATATGCAGCAATCTCCTTGGTAGTTGCACCGGTGCTTGCCTGAAGATGCTGCTGTGCGTCTTCCAGCTCCAAAGTCCCTTCCACTGCACTGCTGAAAAAGTCAGAAGCCGTACTTTTTACAAAATCGGTTGCTGTATTGACAAGATTCATTCTTATTGTTCTTGAATCACTTACAATCTGTTCTTCAAATTTGCTTACCTTTTTCCCGAATTTATCAATACTTTCTGCACAGCCATTAGTAGCCTCTTCTGCCTCTTTCATATATGCAATATTCTCATTTAACGCCTGAGTTGCACGGATTGTCTGTGCTTTTGCGGTATTCAACTGCTTTTCCCAGTCGGCTACTTTTCCTTTTGCCCGCTCATAAGTGATTTCTCCTTTTTCGACTTTTTCACTCAAGTCACTTACGGCTTTTCTTTGTTCGTTCAGAGCTTCCTCTGTGCTGTCGGATGAATGTTCCATCTCCTCCAGTGCTTTCTGTGTACTGGCTAACTTTTCTTTATATCCTTTAAGTTCATTTCCAACCCTGTCATAATCACCTTTGGCATGATCCAGTGCTTTTTGTACCGCATTTTCTTTTTCCAGTTGCTGATCAAGCGTACGAGCCAGCACATCATGCTTCTTTTTCAATGTCTCAAGGCTGTTCGCATTTCCAGTCGTTTCTGCATCAACCAGTTTCATTTCCGATTTCATAGCCTGCAGACTTTTATTACAACTTGTAACTGCTGCCCGAAATTCTTTTTCTCCATCCAGGGTGATATATGCTCCGACTTTCTTTTTGGCCATATTTTTCTCCTAAAAATGCTCGCAAAAAAGCCGCCTAAAAATGGCGGCTTTCTCATCATTATTAATTAAATAATTCTATAAATTCTTCCTGTTTTTTCTTCTCAACACTCATCCTTCGTTCTTTTCCATACAAGCCCCCATAGATTGCGTAATAATAGATCTGCTTTGCAATTTCTGTCAGCACCACAATAACTACCATCATCGCAAATCCATTGCTCTCTTCATATTTACTTCCTGACCAAACACAAAATACAAGACAAAAAATCCACCAAACAGTCAGACAAGGATGCCACTTTACATAGAATTTAATTATCTTCCATATCAAGCTCATAAAATATTTCATTATAACTTTAATTTTTTTCATTGTCATCATCTTCTGCTTTCTCCCTTTCATGCATTATAGCATACAGGGCATCACAAATCCAGTAGTGAAGCGGTTTTTTGCTGCTCAAATATCTGTCTTTTCATCGTAATGTTATGCAATTTCTTAAATTCATCAAAGAGGTCACACCATTTTCCGAAATACATATGTGCAACCTCTCTTTCTGAATATCCGATTTTCATTCCGATCAGGACGATCCACGCAAAGTTTATTTCTTCGGATTCTCCTGTTCCTCCGCTTTCCTCTGCGTGGTCTCTACGTTTTTTCTTTCAAAGCATCTTGCAAATTCTTCATGAAGAATCTTTCCCAGTTCTGCCGGAGTCATGTCAATCTGACGAATCAATGTTCTGTCATTAACCTTTGGATGCTCCCTGTTCAGTTCCTCCCGTTCGATTTCCAGTCCTTCCTGCACAAACCAAACAAGAGCTTCATTCAGGATTTTCAACTCTGGGATTTCATATCTTCCGATCAGATACCCCTCTTCGTTTCTTACCTTTTCCCCATTTTCATCCACCTTCGGAATGAACCCGCTCAACTTATTTTCATAATCTGTCAGGTCTCCATATTTATCCTGGATCTTTTCCAGGACAAGATTATCGCATTTCATAGGGTATGCATTTCCTGACAATGTGATCTGCTTCATTTCTTCAAACATAACCTGCTCCTTACTCTCCTTTTCCGAACATTGTGTTGATCCATTTCAGGGCATCTGCCTCTGTTGCACAGATTTCCGTCTCTTTCCATTCTCCATCGCTGAGTGCTAATGCACGACCGGAAATACTTGGTGTCTTATACTCAATTGAATCTCCTTTTGTAGAAAAATCGTCTGACGGCTCTGAAAACTTCACTCTTTTTAAGAAGTTACCAACATAGCTTCTGACGTTGTCCACTTTTTCCACCGAGATCCATGCCATTCCGACATAATTTGCCTGATCATTGGAATTAAATTTTACATTCTTTTTTGCTGTGTCCACTTTGTGGCCGAACATTTTTTCATGTGCTTCGATTGGAAGAGTGCTGGTGTTCAGAGTGACCTCTGCGTAATTAAACTCTTTATCATATTCCACCTGCATATCATCTGCATTCAAGCCGCCCTCTGCATAGTTTGGAGTGACCTGAATCCCGATTGCTTTACCGCACGCAAACGGTTCATCATAAACACCTTCCTCTGTCATTTTTGCAATAATTGGTTTTCTAAGTCCTACATATGCCATTTTAATCTCCTTCCTGCGTGATTCCTGCCATTTCATCCAGCCACGAATCCGCCTCCTGCTTAGTTGTAAAAGTTGCTTTCTTTCTCCACTGCCCATTACCTGTCGGAACAGCTTTTCCTTTTGTCTGTACTGTTCCATATTTGATAGAATCTGCCTTGGTTTCCAGTTCCTGCCCTTCTTCTGTCAGGTTAACTTTATACAGCCAGATTGCTGTATATCTTTCTTTTCCTGCGGTCTTTTCCCTTACCCGGAATCCAAGTCCAACCGGACCTGCCTGATCCAGCTCTTCTGACACGACCAAATTTCCATCTGCCGTATGTCCATAGAACAGGCTTTCTGCTTTCTCTGCCTCTTCTGACACTTCCAGTGTTACGTCTGCATAAGCAAATACCTGTACCTCTTCATCATCATTGATGTCACCATAATCACTTACATCCTCATATTTAGGATCGATCACTGCTTTTACTGCCCTCCCGTATCGGAAACCTTCCGTATAAGTCGGAACACCTGCCGCATCGTTACATCTCGCTCCTACGATATGAGCAAGTCCAATAAATGCCATTTACTCATCCTCCTCCGTATAACAAGAAAAGCATAAGTGATAATACCCTGAATCTTTTTCGTAAAAAGTATCAATATCTGTCATCACAAATCCTGACTTACGAAGCAGTGACCGGATTTTCTTTCTGTCTCCGATATAGTCCTGCTTTGTATACAGATGCACCTGCATATAATGCGTCCATTCCTGATCTTCATCATCTGCATAGTATTCTGCGGTTTCATCCTCAGGATTATATACAAGATATTTTTCCGGTGGTGAATCATATGGGCAGCATAACGGCCAGATATTCTCCGTCACTTCTGCAAGTGCCGACTCTATTTTCTGATTCACATTCATTTCCCTGTTACCTCGTTGAATTTTTCCTGTATCACCTCTGTGCATTCTGCTTCTGCACTTTTGACCGATCTTGCAATAACCGGTCTTGCCTGCTGCTTTGTTGTTCCGTAATTCAGATAAGCCAGTTTTTCATTGTTCCTGGTTCCCTTTCGGTCTTTTCCTTTTGCTGTCACAGCTACATAATGCCCCTGCTCATTCTTTCCCGGCTTACAGGCTTTTATGGACCCGGCAAGATCACCGCTTGCATATCCCCGGTTTGCTGCTTTCTGTACTTCCGCTTTTAATGATTTTTCCAAAACGGGAGCTGCTGCCTGTAGAATTTCCGGTGCGTACTCATCGATCTTTCCAAGCTGATCCAGCTCTTTTGCAAGTTCGTCGAACCCCATTACCTCAAATGACATATCATCCACACGTTATCTCTACACAGGCTTTGCCTTTGCAGTAACATCGGATGATATTATACTCAAAGCCACCGTAGATCACCTTTCTTGCATATTCCGGTCTTCCTGACGGACCTGTATGTTCCGTCAGATCCCAGTCGCATTTTCTTACTTTCAGGATCATATCCACTCTGATTCCTGTACGCATCGCCTCATACTCTTCTGCCCGGGTTACGGATTTCTTTTCAACATATACTTCTACGCTTTTTTTCTCCATTTCAGGAAAACCATTTTCATTTTTTCTGGTCTCTTCCCATATTAGTAATGCAGTTTCCATATCAATTTTCTCCGTAATCTCCTGATAATGCCATCGAATTTCTAAGGGATTCAAATGCCTCCCTGAACCGATCCGTTCCTTCGTCATATCCAAAGTGTGCCTTGCAATACAACACGACTGCCTGCATATAAAGAGGATCATCGCAGGGGTGTCCGTACACCCCTGCCACTTCCAGTTCTTTCATACATGCCAGGACAAGGGCCTCGACTTCTGCATCTGCCTCATCCGATTTGACTCTGAGTCTTTTTTTGATCTTTTCTATCGTTGTCCTGTCCATCTTTTTTCACCTATGACGCTTTCTTTGTCAGAGTAACAAGCGAATGGTTGTCCAGTGACTTCCCATCACAGATCATCACTGCCTTTGTCACCTGATCCTCTGTATCGTTGTCTTCATAGCTCTTGACTGTCATTGCGTAATTTGTATTGAACATATAATCAGACCAGTCATACAGGAATGCTACCACTGTATCGCTTTCAATCGTGCCTCCAAGACTTGACATATAATCATTCAGCACAACCCGTCTTCCAAGCAGCGTTCTTTCCGGCTGACCATTCACCCCATAATTTACACGTGCAATCGGTTGACCGTTTGTGTCCGTCATTCCGACAAATTCCATGAACGTCTTCTTCGTCATGTTCCATACCGCACCATTTTCATAAGCGAGGGGCAATGCACCTTCTGCCTTTGTCATGGTTTTATAATCAACATTTCCCTTCGCTGTGATCTCAATATTCTGTCCTGCCTCTACGGTCTCCTGCAGCACTCCCTTTGGTTTTCCACTTCCATCACCATTCACAATAGCTTCTTCCTGTGCCTTTACCATTGCTTCTGCCACATTATTAACAAATACCGTTTCAAACAGCTCCAGGGACATCACGGAACTTTCCAGTGTCAGAGAGATCGCACACCGCAGTTTATACCCTTTGATGTCGATTCTTCCGGTTTTCTTTTTCTGTTTCTCACTTGTTCCACCTTCTGCAACCCAGGTTGCCACCGGCTTCACATTCGATGTCGGAATACTTGCACCCGGTGCATACGATGTCTGCGTAACCAGTGGGAGGATCATTCCGATTGCTTCCATCTTCTCAATGATCCGGTTCACCACAACAGGAGAAATGACAGTACCGATATCTGTTGTCTTGGTCGGTCCCGCTTCATTTGTAAATTTGTCCGGGATCTTCGTACCTTTTACCACAAAATTCATGAAAGCAGTACGATATTCCTTTGTATCGTAAACATTTTCTTTTTTCTCCTGGATCTCTCCGAAGTTCATCAGACTTCCATTTGCACCAAACACATTTACCGCACTTGGTTCTCTGTTCAATGCTGCGAAATTCGCCTGTGCCTGTGCAATTTTCTCCCAGGCTTCATCCAGATCTGTTACCTCTTTCATCTTTGCTTCTGCTTCTTCTGCCTTTCCGTCTGCAAGCAGCTTTTCTGCTTCCGCAAGCAGTTCTCTTCTCTTTGCTTCATACTGTTTCTTGTTCATCTTTTTTCTCCTTTCAGTTTCAAAAGTGCTAATTTCTGTTTCAAATACTGTCCCTTTTCACCCTCATCTTCTATCCGGAGAAGTTTCCTTGCCTTTGCAAGTATTTCTTCATCCGGCAGATGAAACTCAGGACCCGCAATCATTTGTGGTTTTTCTTCTTCCTCATCAAACATAACTGCATCAATCAGTTTCTTCTCTTTTGCCTGTTCTGCAGTCAGCCACGTTTCCTGCTCCATCATGTCCAGTGCCTCTTCTGTACTCATTCCGCTTTTTTTCACATAAGCAGTACACAATGCAGAATCCGCAGTTCTCAGTACTTCTGCCATATGCTCCATATCACTGTGATTTCCCTGCGTTCCTGAAGATACACAATGAACCATCATCAATGCTGTAGGGGACATCTCGCAATAAGCAGCCATTGCCGCTATCGATGCCGCACTGCACGCTTCTCCAGTTATATAAATCTTTACATTTTCCTGCATCTTGTGAAGCAATGTATAAATCTCTGATCCTACATCGATCACACCTCCCGGTGAATTGATAAAGACTTCTACCTCATCACCTGGAAGTACATTTTTTAAAATTCCTGCCACATCATTAGGACAGGTACAATCCATTCTGAAAAGATTGTAGTACCACTTATAATCGTTCGGGACCATCACCCCTCTGATATCAATCCGGTGTTTCATCACCTGCACCTCCTTCTGTATAATCTAAAAGCCGGGTGATCACCCCGGCCATTACAACATAATTTTCTTTATCCATTTTGTTCAGTGCATCCTTTACCAGGTTCACCACCTGCGTATCCAGTCTTCTGATCGGCTCATCCCCTCCTGGGATTGGTGCCATATTCATGGTTGCTCGCCATTCATTCGGCAGCATAGCTCCACGATCCACCATTGCCTGAAAGTTCAGCTTTGTAGTCAGGCTGGCACACTGCAGATTATTAGCTTCAAATACGATCCGGTTTCCAAACCCTCTTTCTTTTCTTGTAAAGATCCCCGTCGTATAGGTTTGATGCATCTGGAGTACTTCCGGTTCAATCTCGGCTTCGTAATACGCATTCCATTCATCTTCTGTATACTGACTCTGAATGATCTTTTTGTTGGTGTTAAAGAAAGAATAGATTCGGTCAATCGTCCGGTCGGTCTGTGCCGCATTCGGTACGTAATCCTTTGGCTCGATCCGCTGGACATTCGCTTTTGCATCAACACCTGCTGCCCCGAATGTATCTGTTTCTACCGCGAGATAGTTGTCCACAAATTTTTCAACATTCTTTTTAATGTCTTCATCCCTCATAGATGAATTGAATGTAAGCAGCCAACGCACAACTCCGCTATTCTTGATTGCCTGGATAATTCCATGATCGATCGTTCCGATCACTTCCATCATGGACGTGATCGCAGGTGCCGGACTGGATCCGAAGATATCATCCTCATTGTAATCATGCTTCAGGTGAATGATATCGGAATAGCGGAATGTTCCTGACTTTCCATTTCGATAGAGGAATTTCAGGAATAATTCTCCTGCATCATTATACTTTGCTTCAGCGGAAATACATGGGACCGGATAAAGCTGCATCGGTTTTCCATTTTCATCACGCACAATCAGGATAAAAGCATTATTGTTCAGGCAAAGCTGTGTTGCTACTTTTTCCTGCATCTGCTGAGCAGTCATGTACGGGTTGGGTTCAGCCAGGAGGAACCGGATATTTGCTTCGGGATTCACTTTCAACCCTCCGTTTGGATCATCCCGAATATGCTTTCCTGTCAGCTTTCCAATCGCTTTGACTTTTGGCCGGATGCACGCTCTTACTATATCGCTTTCATACAATTTCCCGTTCCATGCATAAAAGAAATCACCCGTCATGGTGATCATTTTTATAATACTTCCTCCAGTTGTCTGTTCAGCTTTTTTTGTTGGTTCTCTCTTCCAAAATTTTTTCACTTTTACCTCCTTGTCAGATCAGTGACATATATTCGTTGTAATGCTCCTGCAACACAACATACGCATCCAACAATGCTGCCGTTCCATCAATTCTTCTCCTTGCATTGCTGGTCTTGATAGGCTGAATATTGTCATTCTTATCAATGTCAACCGCAGTATTGCATAAACACCACTTATCTACCGGATTATTATTATAAACAATCAGGTTCTTTTCCAAGTCAGCTCCCAAACTCTTCATCGGCTGCGATAAAGTTTTCTTTCCCTGGATCACCGGGATCATTGATGCTGTTCCAAAGTATTCCTGCATATCTTCTACAAAATACTTTGCACTCCATGCATCATATCCGAACAAGTTCAGATACAGATCCTGTGTCTCCTGTATTTCCACAAACCACTCTTTTACGTCCCTGTAAGAAATCTTATTGCCGGGACACGTTCTTACATATCCCTTTTCTATCCATATATCATACGGAACTTTGTCTTCTATCACATGTTTATCTACTAAATCCTCAGGAATCCAATACATGGATAATACATAAATGTGATCGTCTTCCGGTACTTTAAATAACACCTTTGCCGCTGTCAGGTCTGTAGTTGCAGACAAGTCTACGCCACCAATTCCATATCTCGGTTTTAATTCTTTTATATCAAATCTTGCTTCATTGTTTGCCTGCTCAAATGTCAGCCATGCTTCAGACGACGTTTCTCTGATATTAAATTCTTTACAGAGCAGGTTCTTCACAAGCAGTGGATTCTTTTTTGCCTTTTCCACCTTATCTTTCAGCGTCTTTTTGTTCTTGATCGTGCCAAGTCCTGGATTCGCCTTTTCCCAGCATTCTTCCTGCGTCCATTCTTTCCGGTTATCCAATTCATAGATCAATGCTATAAAATGTTCATCCTTATACCCTTCCTGATCAAAATACCCATTGATGACCATCTCTGCCTCTTCATACTTCTGATCATAAATATCTTCCCTGATCGTTCCGGCCGTTGATGTAATATAGATCAATGGCTGCTCCCTTGCCGCAATACCATCAGCCATGATATCAAATAATGCCTTGCCCTGTTTCCACTGGTGGATCTCATCCATCAGTACACAATGCACATTCAGACCATCCAAGGTGTCGCTGTCTGAAGCAAGTGGTTTAAACACGCCATCGTTAAATTCTGTATCAAGTTCTGCTACCAGTGGTTTCACCCGCTTCAAAAGCGAGGGCGATTTCTTCACCATTCGCTTTGATTCAAGCCATATGATCTTACTTTGGTCTTTTTTCGTTGCAACAGCATAAACCTCCGGGCCCATTTCTCCATCTGCAGTCAGCATATACAATCCCACGATTGACGCAAGCAGGGATTTTCCATTCTTTTTTCCTACGATCAGGATCGATTCCCTGTATTTTCGTTTTCCCTCGATATCGATAAATCCAAATATGGTTGCAAGGTGTGCCTTTTCCCACAATTCCAGTTCTACTCTCTTTCCACCGAACTTTCCCTTGGAATGCCGGCAGTAATTCTCTGCAAACTCCAGCACATGGTTCGCCCTTTTCGCACTGTAGAAATACTCTGTTGGATTCTTGATGTCATTTACGATCTTTCTGTATGTCTTATACACCTTTTTGCTGACGATCACTTCTTTATTCTGGATCTTCTCCCAGTACTCCAAAATCGGATTATAAGTCAGCGGATATCTAATCTTCTCTGCCATTTACAAATTCCTCAAATCCATCGTCCTGCAGCTTCACCGCTTTCTGTTCTTTTGGAAGTAACTCTGTCAGCTGCTTAATGACCGCCATATAATTTTTGATCATTGTATTGTAGATTTCTATTTCCGCAGACTTTTTGACTCCTTTTTGGTTTGCACCATTCTGATACTCTTCTGTGTATCCTTTTTCTGCAATGATCGTCCTTAACTCATACAGTGATGCCCCCATAAATGCCGCCTCATTTACAAGGGATTCTGTCGCTTTTTTCGTCTTTTCATCCAACTTTTTGTATATTCCGTTTAATTTTCTTTTCTCTGCCGCAATGATCTGTTCTTTGGTTTTTCCCTCGTAATTCGCCATATTTTCCGCTTTCTTCCCCTTTCTCTGCCCTGTATTTTCCCTGTTTACCTACACCCCCTCACGCATGCGACCCGTGTGTAACATGGAGGTGGGACTGTGGTCTTGGCAGATTTTTTCAGATTTTTCAAACAGGGGGGAGTGCGTACACTTCACCCTCTTCCGTAAATCCACACTGCACAAGATGGACTCCTTCCATCTCACCTTTGTTCTCTTTCTGATGACAGACATGACAATCGTATTTCAGATTTGAAAAGTTTAATGTGATCTCCGGGTCGTTAATATTCTCAGGCGATAACTCTATCTTATGATGAACTATGTATCCCGGTACTTCATGGCACGTTTCACACATCCCACCATCCGCTGCCATACGCTGTGCTATGTAAGCTCTTCTGCATTCTTTCCATTGCTTTGAATTGTAGAAAGCTTTTGCAAACTCTCTCGCCATGTACCATCACCTCGCATTCGTGTTTGTTTTAATATAAAAAAGACACCTGCTAACCTCACAGATGTCTTTCTACGAAGAGTATTACGTATAAGGAGTATTATCTATCGTCTTTCGACAATACCATATTATCATGAATAATACTGAAGTGAACTGCACTCTTTAACTAATTTGAATTTTTTTCAGTGCATCTCCATGCAATTTATGAATCCACCGTTCACTGTAGCCCAATATTTGTCCGATCTCCCAAAAGTCAAGTCCTTTTATATATTTGTAAAATAATACATCTCTTTCCTCTTGATTCGTCAGTTGATTAATTTTACACTCTATATCTTTATATGTTTCTACTTGCTTCACTCCTTCCTCATACAGTTCATCCTCTCTTTCTTGTAATATTGCTGCATAAGAACTCAAGTCACTCTGATTCGACCCATGCGGCATCCCATCATTATTCATTGACGGATACATCTTCATACTTCTGATTTCTTCAATCTCCGATTCAATTCTTTTTATTCTTTTCTTATGCTTCCTGTATCCTTTCAAGTATTCTTTCTTCTTTTTGTTCTCTCTTTTTATGCTATTTTCTTCTAGTCTCTGCTCCACCGGCATCAGCCTCCTTTATGTTATATTTCTTTGCAAGGTATTCCTCTACTGTGATATGTTCCAACTGCTGCCCCTGTATTCTAATCATGTTGTTCGCTTGATATGCCGGACGGTGGAAGTCCGCACTGGCTTTCTGATCCGGTGGATGTTCTGCCATCCCGGCATAGTGTTCTTTCTGATTCTGCCGGATCTCCGCTAGACTCCAGCGTCTATCTGTGCTTCGTTTCAAAGTTCCTCCAGCTCCTTTTTATAAGCTTCTTTTCTTTCTTCCAGCCATTGTGCCAGTTCCTCTTGGAATCTTCCTGACTGTCCTTCAGTGCATGGTCTTGGACTTGTCACGATCAGCCAGTGGGTTTTCTTATGTTCCGCTAAGAGTGCCTCGATGCATTTTATATCTGCCTCAAGCTCTTTCGCCCTGCTCAATGTTTCTTTGTTCATTTTTCTGTCTCTCCTTCTTCTGCTCCTGCTGCCACCTCTGTCCTACATACTTTCCATAGGTCATTCCTGCTTGCTTTGCTTCTCTTGCCACTTTCACCAGCTCACTCTCATGTCTCCTCCTTCTCTTCACTTCCTTTTCTCTTTTCTTTACCGGTCTTCCTACCTTTCCCGGATGCTGCATCTTCTGCTTTTCTCTTGTATGCTTAATGTTGGCCAGTCTCTGACACTCCGTGCCGCAATATTTCTTTTTCGCTGTCGCCCGTTCAAATTCTTTATTACAGATCGGACAGATTACTTTGCTTTTTCCCATTTTTATCACCTTTAAATCACATATTTTTTGTGAGCCTGCTCCAGTTCATCCTCCGACAGATCCAAATAGATCTGCGTTGTGGACACATTCTCATGTCCCAGCATTTTAGATACCTGCATAAGTGGCATGCCCCTCCGCAATGCCATTGTTGCACACGTTCTTCTGTATTTATGCGGATTCGCCTTTTCCACACCGGCTCTTTTTGCTATCTTTCTCATAATCGCTTCAATTGACCCCGTGGATGAATGTCCTTCCCTGATATTCTCCGGATTCTTCCACCATGCCCGCAATTCGCTTTTTTCTACCCCTGCCCTTACGAGAGAGTCAATATCAGCTCCGTGCGGAAGTAAATACGGATTACTGTCTCTTCTTTCTTCTAAATATTTTTCTAATGTGAATTTTGCTTTTGCATTTAAATATACATACCTGTCTTTTTCGCCTTTTCCATGTACCAGGATTCTGTCTCCATCTATATCCGCAACAAGGATCTGTGCTACTTCACTCACCCGGCATCCTGTGGAGAGTAGAAGCTCTATGAGCATCTTTTCCCGTTCTCCGTCTGCTGCCGCACGTAATTTTTCTATTTCCAGCTCTGTTAAAGCCTCTTTCTTTGTCTTCCTTTGCTTTATCCGGTCTATTTTCAACATTGGATTTTTCCGAATCTCTTCCTCCATGTAAAGCCATCCAAAAAAGCTTCCCAGGTTTCGGATTTCATTTCCTATCGTCGTCTTTGACACCTTATCTCTTCTCAGTCTGACTGCCATGTAATACCGGATATCATCTGCTGTAATGTCATCCACAGTCTTTTCCATTCTTTCCAGCATACTTTTAATACTCACTGCGTAAAATTGCAATGTTCGCTTTGTGCATCCTTTCACCTGCTTGGCTACAAGGAATCTTTTTAACAGCATCTCATTTCTATCAACTTGTACCGGTGCAATCTCTGTACACCGCTTTATGATCTCCACACCGTTCAGTATCAGATCAATATCATATCTGCACTCTTCTATATCGATTCCCTTGGCCGCCGCCCATAGCAGTATTTTATTGACTACTTCTTTCCGGCAATCTACCGCATCCACCTTCTTCTCCTTTCTCTCCCTGCTCTCAGGCAGGGAGGAATCCATGATTTACGGGTTTCGTATCGTGACATACTTTATAACCACGCCTTTCGGCAGAGGTAACTTTATAAATAATTTTTCTTATACCTTGCTTCCCATTCTGCTCTTGTATGGGTCTGCTCATATTCTTTCTGTGCCAGCCTGCACAGGATCTCCCGTGTCATCCTATTGTTGTGAACTGCTTCCGGGCCGTCCTTGTGGTGTGCCATGCACAGATATACTTTCAGTCCATCGGCTTCTGACAGTTCCCTCTGCCCGGATCCAAACATGATGTGATGTTCTTCTGTATATTGTTCCGAACAGTCATCATAGAGCAGTTCACACAAAAAGCAGATTCCCTTCTTTGTCTTGAGAATACTCTTTTTATGCATTTTCTTCTTTTTCTTCCTTACCGGTTTCGGGAATGCCATGTCTGAATAATCAATGCTCATAAAATGTACACCCCGACCAAATTTTTCGGATCTCCCTCCATTCGATCAAACCAAATGTTCATCTCATATGTATCCTCAATCTCTTTTCTCAGTTCTTCTGCTGAATCTGCCAGCATGATGACATTCGTCGGATTGCTACATGCATAGACTCTTGCTACGTATTTATCCGGTATATCCTTTGGATACTTATAAATTGCAATAGCTGGAATTGCAATTGCTGTCAGATCCACCTCTGAAAAACTATGAATCACTTTGTTTTTTACCGATTTTTTCTCCATTCTCGTCCACCCCCGTCTCTAACCATTTCTGCCAGTATTCTGCCGAACCGAGCATCATGTGCGGCATCTTTTTCATGGATGCTGCCATATACAGGGATGCTGCATACGTTCCCATGGTCTTCATGTATTCCCATCTGCTGCCTGCCGGATTCTGCTTTTCCAAATTATCCACAGCTTTTTCCACAGACGGTTCAGATTCTTGCATTGTACCGGTGCAATCCGGCTCTTTCTTCTGTATTTCCGGCATTTTTACTGGTTTCGGAAGCAATTTCGGAAAATCTTTCTCAATCTCTGTCTGTCCCGGAATGTCATTCGGAAGTTCTGCCTGCTTTTCTTCTTCCTGTTTTTTCGATTTTGATGATTTCGCTTTAACTACCTTGGATTCTTTCCGTTTCTTTTCCTTTTTTGGCTGCACCGGTGCAATCGGCTCTTTTTCGGGGAACTGCTGCCCCGAAATCTCTTCCCAGTTCTTCCTTCCATCTTCCTGATCTGTAATCAGTGTAAGATAACTCAAGATAGCATCCCAGGTATACTTTTCCTTTACTCCCTGCCTCACAATCTGCAGTGTAACTTCCTCTTTTTCATCATTCAGGTACAGCATGATCCTTCCGGCTCCCTGTGGCCGGACACTGTAGATTTTGTCTCCATCCGGAGCAAGGATTTCTTTGAGGTACTGTGTTCCGCACGTTGTGCGGACAGTCTCATGCAGCTGCAGGTACAGTTCCGGCTCGTCCATACAAAGCTGATGGATTGCTTTTTCCAAATTGTTCAGATCCCTCTGTTCCTCTTTCTCTCCTTCCAGGATCACCTCAATATCGGTGATCTTCTCTTCATTTTCAATTTCTTCTTTCACCTGCTGGATCTCCGACTTGCTGTATGCCGGAGTCAGTTCTTCTGCCACGTTGTCCGGAAGTGTCAGCATCAGTGCCAGCTTTGCGTATCCAAACCCCTGATAATGTTCCTGCAGTTTCGGTGAGTAACCGCCTTCCGAAAATCTGTCGTTGATCCTGATATATCTTGATACCTGGGTCGCTTCCAGCTTATATTCCGCCCAGGCAAATTCGTTGACATTGCTGTATCCCGAATTTTTCAGGATGTCGGTATCCCTTCCCTGCTTCAGCAGATATCCGGTCAACACAAAATCTTCCACCGTCCGGTTCAGTACCGCGTTGACTGCCTGCTTATATTCCTCATAGTTCTGATATTCCACCATCTGCTCCATTTATACTGCCTCCTGTATCTCTTCTGCTTCCAGGAAATCCTCTGCTAATCCCTGAAGGACTCTTGTATTGTTCTTTGCTTTCAGCTCTTCAATATTTGCTTCTCTCTTGATTTTGCTGATCTTGGCCAGCTTTTTGTCTTCCTCGGTCAGACGTTTACGGATTACCTTCTGCCACTCTTTCAGAAACTCCCGGATCTGTTCAATTCCCGGTTCTTCATCCAGGTAGCTCCGGTGCTGCCGGATGGTTCCTCCCGGTTCTACCTCAATTGTGTAGAACGGGATTCCCGGTGCTTCTTTTCTTCGTAAAAAGCAGATGTATGTCTCTCTTCTCTCGATCCGGTCAAAATAACGTTCGCTGCTGCCCGCACAGTGATGTAAGGCACGTCCTTCTTTTACGATATCGATCAGTGTATCTGGTACTATGATCTTGTATTCCTCATTCTCGTACTCGTAGCGGCTCTTGATTTCTTTCAGGATTCCTTCTGCCTGAGGGAACTTCTGCCGCATTTCCTCCGCATATTTTTCTTTCGCTTCTGTATTCGTATCCAGCTCCCTTAATATCTGCATCTGCTGCCTGTCCACCACAACTTCATCATGCCGACGCTTCAGTTCCCGTGGTCTGTAGGTCATTTCATCTTTCATATTTTTACTGCACGCTTCGCACATATTGATGTAATCCTTATATTCTTCCAATACTTCTTTCGGTTTTTTTCCTGAATACTGCTCTGCCTGCTGCCGGATGATATAGTTCATGATCTGCTGAGGACTCATGTACTCTTCCAGCTCCCTGATATCTTCTGGCCGGATTCTGTTCGCAGTCATCCACCGGACGGTCTCAGATGAGATTTTCTTTCCAATCTCATCTGAGTACTGCATCCAACGCACCATGTCATTTCCACCATGTTCGTCCCGGATCCGGTTGATCTTCTGCCGATCACGGATCAGGAACATCTCTTCGATACTATCTGCTCTTAGATCCAATGGTCCGTAGTATGTATTTGGATATACCGGATACTCCGTGCGTTCCACAGTATCTTTCAATAGATTCCAAAACCGCCCCTTACTCAGATATTCTATTTTTTCGGCATATTCCTTCATCTGCCCTGCTCCGGCCATGAGCCGGTTATAATTCAGTTCCTGCCCCTGTGCATACAGGAACCCCAGCACCTTTGATGCTCCACTGTAAATTGTTCCCTCTAAGATTTTGTCAAACTCACCCGCATACAGATACCCCTGCCTTGCCCGGAGATTCTTTCGGTTCCCTTCTGTCCACCCTTCCAGATAGTCTTCATAGTAGATTTTATAGGTTCTTTTCAGCTTTCTGTTGTAGACTCGATACAGCAGGATTCTGATTTCTGCTCCCAGGATCACATAATGTCTACCGTTATCCCACCCGACTTTCGCTTCTATGATCCTGAGTACACTTGTATCTTCATCCACCGGCTGGATCAGATAGCAGCTCTTATATTTTTGCTCCATATGATCTGTTCTTGTCTTCACCTGGAGCAGCTTTCCACAGGCAGGACAGATCACCACGTCATTGTGCCGGATCTTTTTTCCACCATCCTGTCTCTTGATTCCTGACACTTCGCTGCTCTCTCCGCAATTTGTACAGGTAAATGTCTGTGTTCCTTTTTCACGGAACATATAGTCCTCTCCTGCTGACTTTTCAAAAAACCATTCTCTCAGGTCTGTCGGTCTGTCCGGTACTTTCCCCATAAGATCCATAAGCCTTGCTTTTTTGTTCATTTCAGTATTCTCCCTAATCTCACGGTTGTACCGGTGCTCCAATCCGTTGATTCTTTCCCATGGACTATCGTTCCACACCCTCTCCCTGATTAATTCTCTAATTCTGTCAGCATCTTTTTTCTGCAGCTTTGGATAATTTTCGTAATGTCTCCATTCCCAGTCTCTCCAGTCTTCGTTCAGTGCGTTCAGGATGCCTCCTTTTCTCCAGCCATGCTGCTCGATCCAGTACTCATGTTCTCCTGTCTCGTAGTTGATGCAGTACCGGACCAGCAGGTCTTTTGCCTGGTAAATGTTCAGGATCAGGATTTTCCCCAACTCCTGCAGTGTGGCTGTGAGTCCTTTTCCTGTTGCTCTTTTCGGTGCAAGCCGCTCTATCGCTTTCCTTTTCATGGTTACACCTCCACCCATTCCCGTTCCGGGGTCAGCGTATATTTCTGATATGCTTTTATTTTACTTCCATCTACGACCTTCAGACCTGCTGCCACCGGTCTGCCTTTTTCATCCTCTACGATCATGCCAATCCTTGCTCCAAGGTCACCCCATACTTCCGGGTGGATTCCCCTTGCTATGGCTATCTTGTACTGTCCTGCTGCCTGTGCCTGATCTTTTTTTACACATACACCACCGTGAACAGCTACCCATTCTCGCTTCGGATGCACGATCATGTACTCCATTGCTGCCTTTGCGATCTCTGTAAGATTCAGCTCTGCCACCAAGGTAAGTTCTGTTGATACAACCATGGAACACTGATTCTCCTCATCTATGCTTCCTCCGGCTTCGCACTGGAAGAATCTGTTCTTTCCGTTGACCGGGTACCACTGCAGGCAGTCCAGGATATACTCTGCTGCATGGAATCCTGTAGATCTTGTCTTGCTTTTTTCTTCCCTGTAAGTCTTTCCCACTTCGTATTGGAACGTCCCTTTTCCACAGGTTGCCTGCACTTTTTCGTTAAATCCCTTGTATACGATCATTTTTTCTCACCCAGGTAATAGTCCCTCGCGATCTCCTTGATTCGTGCCTTTGTTGCTGTCCCGATATACACCGGTGTCGGTATCCCCGCTGCTTTTGCGATCCGGTCATCCATTCTCGCTCTTTTTTCAGAACTTTCTTTCATTATTTTTGCCATGCAATCCTTCAGACTTTTTCCTTTTCTCCTGACTGCAAGTGCCATCTTCGGACTCTCTAAGCACATCTGCTCAACAAGATCCTTCCAGTCTTCCAGCATCCCGGTGATCTTCAAGTCTTTCGCTTCCACTTCCAGTTTTCCTACCGCTGCAAGAGCCGGTACTGTCAATTCGTCGATTGTACCGGTGCAAAAGTCTTCTGCATCCTCTGGATCGATTCCGTTCTCTTCGGCTATTGCCCTAACTGCATCCATATCTCCCTCTTCCAGCTGTGCCTTGGCCGCACGGTTGATCTCTTCCCAGGAGTCAAATTCTCCAAATTTATCCCACATCTTCAAATCTCCTCTTCTCCTCGCAATATCGCCTGAAGCGTCTGCTTATACTCACTATCTTTCTCCCACACAACCTCTACCTTGTGCTTGTCCTTCTCTTGCAGGAACAACTGCCACAGCTCACTGTTCTGTACTTCCTTACCTGCAGACCGTTTCCACTCCGCACGTCTCCACTTCTCCGGGTTATTTGCCTGGATCATATTTTTTATATACGTGTTCTCTGTGTAGAAGATAATATGGCATGACTCCCGAAATCTCTGGAATGCCCGGATCATTGCCAGCAGGACACTTCGGTTATAGGTTGTCTCAGCTTCCTCTCCCTGTACGAACAGGTTTTTCACTTCACCGTTTTGCTTAGTAAATACTAAGGCTGCAGCATATTTCCCATCCCGGACAGATGGTCCATGGATGGTTGTCTCTATGTAAACTCTGACCGTCTTCATGTTTTAGATCCTCCTTTTCAGCCGGATCAGCGTGTATCTCCGGTACTTGAATCCTGTGGCCGGATTGATCCCTTCATGGCTTTTCGCCACATAATACCCTTGCGGCACATGGATCTTCTTTGGCCATCTCTCCAGCCGCTTCTTTTTCGGTGGCTTTAACGGCATATTCTTGGAAGTACTATAGCTGGATTCACTGATCCGTGGCTTTTCCCTGCTGCCGTCTTCTTTCTTTTTTCCCACTTTCTCACTTTTCGTGATATAGGATGCAAGCTGTGAGCAGTCTTCCTCATAATATTTACTTTTTTCAAGCTGCTCTGCATAAATCCCACCATGTGGCCAGCATTCCTCCACCCACCGGATCGTGTCCCGGCATCCGGTGATGATCAAATGAATGTGCCATGCCCCTTTTGTCCCCCGTTCAATATTCCTGATCCACCGGAGTTCGATCTCTTCTTTCTTGTATCTCCTTCGGAGCTTGTCCATCAGCTGTGAAAAATCTTTCTTTGCCCGCTCCATGTCTGGTGGTCTTGCGTCCACCCTGTACGTCAATGTCAAAAAGTAGTCCTTTTTGCCAAAATACTCCAACAGGCGGTGTCTGGCCGTCTCTGCCTTATTCATGGCATTCACGATCGCCATCTGTTCCTGAGTCGGCTTTCTCTTCTTTTCTCTCTGTAATCCTTTTGCACCATATCTTCCGTCATGGTACTCTTTTACTTCTTTCACATCCCCATCCCGGAATGTATGTATTACTCTTCTCGTAGCCATCCGTATCCCTCTATCTTTAATATCTTTATCAAGTATGAAAACGGGAAAAAACCCCCGTATTTCTTGACTTTCCAGCTCACAGATGCTATCATATATATGTCTTTAATATCTGTGAGACAGAAAGTCTTGCGTCTAACACTTCCGCATCCCCGGAAGTGTTATTTTTTTCTTCTTTTTTCGTAGATCCTTGTCCCGATATGGAGCATGTATGCTGTCACTGCTATACATGTTCCTGTGATCAGCTCCCCTTTTATGACCGAGATATCCTGCATTAGTACTTCCGTGGTCTCTATCTTTGCACACATCACGATCAGGTCTACAAGGATAATCCCTTCCAATGCTCCCCGGAGCAGTCTCAGATTTCCTCTTATGCGACTATCACGTATTCTTTCCCTTTTTCTTCTGCCAGTCTCTCTGCCACCGCCTTCGCTTCTTCGTAAGTTCCACGTTTGCAGGCCATTTCCCCGCTCTTCCATCTTATGATCCATATATGTTCTTCCTCTCTTCTCCCGATTCTCTGACTCATATCTCTAATAATCCATTTCCATTAATGCCGCCATGATTTTCTTTTCATCTTTCGCTTCCATCTCCTCTATAATATGCAGATATACCCTTTGCGTAATATCTGTAGTGGCATGTCCCAGTCTCTTTGATATACTTTGTGTTGACACACCTTTATACATCAAAATTGATGCATGGGTATGTCGCAGACAATGCATGGTAATTTCCGGGACTTGTGCCTGCCGGCATCGTCTCCGCAGATGATCATTTATTGTGGACGCATAAAATTTCTTTTTAAAGTCAAATACTCTCCCCAGCGGATCTTTTCCCTCCAGCAATGTCTTAAATTGCATGGCTGTCTTCCAGTCCATTTTGATTGTCCGCATGGAACTCCTGTTTTTTGTCTGTGCAAAGTCCTGAGTGTATTTGTAGTCAAATGACTTGTTGACCGTTACTGTCATGTTTATAAAATTGAAATCTTCCACTGTTAATCCGAGAATTTCTTCCAGCCTCATCCCGGTCTTTAAAGCAAACAGTATCATCCAGTCATAGCTTATCTCATCACTCTTTAGTTCTAAGGCATCGATCAATTTTTCAACCTCCGCTTCCGAAAGATACTTTCTTTTTTTCGGTCTCGGTTTTTTCCCTTTGATCGTCACTTTTCTTGTTGGATTTTTTGCTATGAGATCATCATCTACGGCATCCAATATTGCTGCCTTTATCATGTGGTGAAAATCTGTCACAGTCGCTTTTTCATGCACTTTGGCATATTCGTTTAATATCCTCTGGTACTCTCTTCTGTCCAAATCGTCAAGTAACAGATCCGGAACAATCTTTCTTACCCATGTAGCTGTATTGTGCCATTTCATGAGAGTAACATCTCTTACGGTACCTTCTTTGTACTGTCTTACCCACTCATCGAAGTAATCACAGAACCGTTCCTCCGTTTTTTTCTCCATCTTTCCTTACCTCTCTATATCAGCATCCCTTTTTGAGCCGGTGTATACATTACCCGCTCTTTCGGGTATCTCCTGCTGTCAAATGGCTCTATTAGCGTGTCGCCCTGTACCACCGTTGCTTTGATCCCCAGCAGGCTTAGCTGCACATACGTCATATACACACCTTTCCAGTCAAGATCCTGTGCTACTACTCTCATGCATCTTTGTGGGTTCACTCCACGCTGAAGCAGTATCTTCGCTACAGCTATGATCATGCCGCCTGCTCCTGTAGATGGTTCGTGAATAACCATTGGTTTTTCTTCACTTACTTCCTTCGGAATGGATGTGGCTGCCGTCAGCAGTGATACATGGAACGGGGTAAAAAACTGCCCGGTACTCTTCGCTCCCCAGTTTCCCGCCATAAACACGGCTCCCAACACGTCCTGTATCTCCTGATCTAGTGCTTCGATCAGCATTTCACTTAGCTCACTGAACCCTTCCATGGTCTCCCTGCCATGCTTTCTTGCGATATCCATATACTGGTCTTCCCTTTCCTGCCAGATTTTCCCATGGATCATATCCGTGGAATTGCTGATGGATATCGCAAGTGCTTTCACCCAGTCCGAAAAAATATCATATCCTGCATAAGTCCCGGACATAGACTCTATCTTCTGTGCTATCTTTTCTATCATTTTTCCATTGCATCCTTCATAAAGCGTTCTACAGCGGCATCCCACTCTTCCATCAGCCTGATCTCCATCTTTGGCCGGAACAGATCCGGATCTGTCATGATCTCAATCAGCTTTGCGGTCTGCTCCGCTGTAAAATCGTATTTCTCTGCACGTACTGTCCTGATTACCGACTGCCTGTAAAGTTTTTCACGGGTTTCCCTGTCTTCCACTTCCCGTACCTTCTGCATAATGTACCGGTGCATTCTTACCACAAAGGAAGCAAACTCATCATTGCTCATTTTTTTCATATGTGTATCCTGTCTCCTCATAATTTCTCGATTGCAGCACCTGACGGTTAACCCGATCCGCAAATGCTTCCTTATCTTTCAAGTCCTTTATTTCTATTTTTTCTCCATCAATTACCACTAAGCTCTTTACCGTCATTGCATCACCTCCGGTGCTTTGGTTTAGTTTATGTGTTGTGGTTTGTACTTGTTGCGATTTTTTGATATAATCTTCCTATCAAATGATGAAAGGAATGATTTTATGCCAAAGTTAGACTCTACTATAACCATTTCAATACTTCTTGCTATTTGTGCTTTGTTTGCCCCTTCCATTACTGCTCTAATCAACAATCATCATCATTACAAAATGCGTGAACTCGAATTGACATATAATGCTCGAATGCATTATTCTGACTTAATTTACAAAAACAAATATGAGGCTTGTTTACCTTCTTAACCACTGTGAACATTGCAATGAGTGTTTTATTTCCACCCACCCATACGACACCGTTAATGATTACAGCTATTCTTTCCAAAGTAGTGCTCCTATAAAAGAAGTGAATTGTTCCTTTTCTCCCGCTATTTACAATCTTTCAAGTGACTTTGTAGAAATTTACAAGCAATCTTACCGAGCTGAATCTTTAGGATTGGACAAAATTTGCGGAATGGGATACCGGAAAGCCATTGAGTTTTTGATCAAAGACTACATAATTTACAAGAACCCTTCTGTGGAAGATTCCGTTGTAAGACTTCAACTTATGCCATGTATCAAAAATTACATTCACGATGAACGTCTCGTTACCCTTGCTTGTGCGTCCGCTTGGATAGGCAATGATGAAACACATTATCAAAAGAGGCATTCCAGCTACACCCTTAACAACTTAAGAATTTTCATCAATGCCTTTGTCACATTTGTCGATGCTGACCTCGCTTATGAAGCTGCTAAGCAGCTTACTTCTGATTAGAGTTTTTAAGTCTTACATTTACATTTTCTACTCCATAAAGTGCTTCTGACAGAAGTTTTCCTTCTAAAGTCCAATATCTTGTCATCCTGCATATTGGACTTTCTTTTGTCCCGGTTCCTTCTACAGTCTCTGTTCTAATCACCTGTACAACTTCTGCTTTCATTCTCACTGAGTTCATTTTTCTCACCCTACCTTTTTCTCTGAATCATCTTTCTCCATTGCATCTCTTGCCTTAAGCACTTCCACGCTCCCTTTTACTACCAGGAGGCTTTCTTTATCCAAATGCTTCAGATTTTCCACAGTTTCTTCAATTATTTTTTTCTGCTCTTCACTCATGTTTCCACTCCTTTCTTCTTGTCTTTTTTCTCTTTTTCTCCTATACTTTTCTTACAGGCTCCTGCCAGAGCCAAGTTCAAAAGAAAGGAGATTTTTATGTTAACAAAAGATTCTAAGACCGTTCTTTATCATCTGTATAAAGAATATTGTGTGCGTCGATCTAACGGCCTTTCGCGTAGTAAGGCTAAAGAATTTGATTCATCTGAATCTGTTCAAAAACTACTTTTTCCTGATTGGTCTGTTTCTGATGTTGATGATTGTATGTGTGAATTAGGTAGAAACGGCTATCTTGACAATCATCACGCCAGCGATCTTATTTATGACTCATCTCTTACCGATAAGTCCATTGTTACAATGGAAAATCAGAAAAAAGAAACTCTCCTTAATGTTGTAAATTTTCTTGCTCAATTTATTCCGTGATTTCCCACGATTCAGAAAGTAACTCTCTTGTTGTTGGTTGCCATCCTTTAACCGGGTGGCTTCCATCTAGTTTCATCAAAATACATGTTCCTGTTTCTTCCACTTTTACTTTTACTCTTGCAGTTGGACTTTCTCTCATGCATTTTTTCTCTTGCAATGCTCTTTTAGTTGCTTCATATATGTTCATATTCTCACCTCGCTTTCTTGTTGATTCTAAAACAATTATATGTCGGTCAAAAACTTTTGTCAATAACTATTTTGTTGAAATTTTCAACATTTTCGTATTGCGTATTTTATTGCCGGATGTTATAATATGTCCAAACGAAGGGAGGTGCGAAATGAACGAACGTATCAAAGAACTCCGAAAAGTTCTGAAATTAACTCAACAGGAATTTGCCGAATCTATAAAGGTCAAGCGCAATACTGTGGCCACTTATGAAATGGGACGTAGTATTCCTAGCGATTCCGCAATTGCATTAATATGTAAAACGTTCAATGTGAACGAAGAATGGCTCCGATCTGGAGCGGGCGATATGTTCCTGGAACTTCCCGAAGAAGATGAAGAAGCCGCTTATGTATCTGAATTGCTTGAAGATGGCGAGAACGATTTATATAAGTTGATTAAAGAAATCATGCACACTTATCACGATCTCACTCCTAAGTCAAAGGAAGTGATCCGTGATTTCAGTGCAGCGTTGCGTGAGAACATAAAAAAAGGAAGCTAGTGCTTCCCTTTTCTTAAATGCCTTATTAAGATGGTGTAGAGTTGACGAAGAAATCTTTCATCTGAATCGTCAATCCTCTTCACCAGTTCAATAATAAATTGTTTAGATACTTTTTTCATATGTATTCCACCTCCAAGATTTCCTTTCACTTAATTAACAGCTCAGCAGCGGAAATCTTACGGAGATGGGATAATTTGTCCACTATATTGGACACTTATTTGTAATCCGATTCATACAGGTCTGATATTTTACATTTCAGTCCTGCTGCCAGCTTCTCCAATGTGGCAATAGTCGGATTAGAATTTTCATCCATGAGTTTCTGCACCGTCGATTTGGGTACACCTGACATCATGGACACTTGACGCACAGTTAGGTTTTTTTCATATATTATTTTTTCTATTAAGATTTTCATGTATTTAGTATTGGATTTTTTAGAGAAAAATATGTAAACATTTCAATATGAATGGAGTGATATTTATTTCTGAAGATAAATTATTTTTAACTTATAATCAACAAATGCGTAGATTACGAAATAATAAGCAAATTATTTGCAACGGATCATCACATAAAAAGATTTTAGTACGTGCTGGTTATTTTAATATTGTAAATGGTTATAAAAATCCTTTTATCAGTGGACGTGACTCCAATGGAGTTCATTCATACATTTCAGGAACATCTATCGACCAGTTACAGGCAGTAAAAAAATTCGATGATCTTCTGCGTTCTTTTTTACTACAATACATTACACAAATTGAAGAAGAAATGCGTACATTAGCTGGTTATAAATTTGATGAATGTAATGATAATGGAAATATTCCTTGGTATAATACCGAAGCTTATTCACCAAATAAGTCCTTACAAGAAAAGATGGGAGTAATTTCTAAAGCTTATAGCGAATTAAGCCGGAGTCAGCTTGATTATGTTAGTTTCTACATGAAAAATCACAAACAAATTCCAACATGGATAATGTTTAAGGTGATTAACTTTTCAACTTTTATTGACGTCATTAAGTATAGTAAAATGGATGTTTCTCATTCTTTGTGTAATTTATATGGACTATATGATAAAAATGGATTTCCTAATGTTAAACTCCTAGTCGGAAGTTTACATTGGATGCGGAAAATACGTAACTCCTGTGCCCATAATGAGCGAGTTTATTGTTTAACCCGGAAATCCGGTAGAATTGTAGAAAACTACTTAGATCAACTTAGTGCCGGATATAGACGCAAATCGGAACAGAAATTATTTGATCTTTTTATATACTTTAAATATTATCTTCCAACCAACGAGTACAAACAATTTATAAATGAATTAAAAGGAATGTTGAATAATCTACAGGGGAAAATACATCCACATGCTTTTGATTATGTTCGTGGTCAGATAGGCACGGGAGTTTGACAGTTGAATATTAGAAAAATACCTTGCAGGCCTTATAAAACCTG